AACTTCCTAGTGCTGAATCGGGATGATCATCAATAAAAAAGTCATCCGCATTGTTTGGTATCTCTGCAACAAAATAAAATGTCTCAGGGTCTGCACTACTATCTGCTCCATAGTTCTTTGTGCGATATATACGCCTTGCAATCACATCATTATTGCCTGTAGGTATCTCTATAGCTATTCCATATAATAATGCAGCTGAAGTAGTATTCCAAGTAATCTGATTGCTACTTGTACTTAAAGGAGATTCTGCACCTGCTGTATTTACATATGAAACTTTATATTTATACTTGTTTTCTGTATCTTCTGTTTCTACTCCCAAACCTTTTTGTTTCAAATCATCTTCGGGTAATGTACTCACATTAGCAGTTCTAAACCATACAGATATATTGTTTTGACCACTGGCAGAAGCAGCAGGACTAGTTTCTACACCCCATGCTACAGGAGAAGATGGTGCAGCATCAAATCCCAACGGATACTCTATCAAATAGTTTGCTGTAAGGTAATCTGTAATCGGCCACAGTCTTGCTTTGCTAGGTCTGTCATATCCATTTGCATACAACACGTATCGTCCAAACTGACAATACTGCGTTCCTAACTCAGAAGACCTGGGGAGTGTTCGCCCCTCTGACAGTGCGTTCTTCTTGACTGATCCATGGAAATCATTGAGCTGATACAATGTACCATTCTGTTCAAACAAGATCGAATCTTGTGCGCCTTGATGTCGCTGCACATAAAACATTGTATCCACACGATTCGTCAAAAATGGTAGATAACTGTTCCTTGCAGTTTCATACTTTTCGTATCCCAAACGATTGGTCCATCCACCTGTGTACTGATCAACTTGCCAGTTCACCAGTTCCTGCAACGCATCAATAGGCTGCGGATAGTTCTCTACTATACCTTTGAGTTTGTCTACCTTTGCGTTTGTATCTTTCATGGGATTCTCCGAAGAGGAGTAAACATGGGAACAGTATCAACACCGGACTCTTTCATAAATCCTTTTACAAATCGTCTTGGCTTTTGTGTCAAAAATCTTTGTTCCATCTTCACAAGTTCGTTCTCATACTTTCGTCTGTATATTCCTGCCAATGTAGGATTGTCATGCTTATTTAATACATCCATTAGACAAGCATATGCAAGTATAAGATGGTGTGACTGTGGCAGTTCGGGTGTATCTGTAGCCTCTTGTAATCTTGAAGGTATGTACACATAGCGCACTGAAACTTCAAAGTCCTCATTTTGTCTGGGATACAAACGGAGCTGCTGTCGATAACCCTCAGTATATGGAAAACGTTCATTGTCCAAAACAAACGTACCATCTTCAAACTCAGTCTGAGTAAATGTTACAGTTGTACTACCAGAAGCCCCAGGGTCTTGTTCATCTATTCTGTAAAAACCATCGAATGCAGGAGTATTATCTGCATTGTATATATAAAATCTTCGTGCAAATGGTTTTGTTGTTGGCAACGCTGGAAACGATATTTGTAAAATCTGATCGTCTGCTAGTTCAACTTCTTCTGAAAACTTAGACAGTCCAGATTCAACTTCATACTTCTCTCCATTCTTTTGCCATTTCAAGTATGTTTGTGCTACGCGTACACTTCTTACACCTTGACCTGCTGAAGCAGTAAATGCAGATACATTGGGAGCAGATACAGGTGCTGACAACATAAAGTCATCTTGCATAATCCAATAGTTTGGAATGTTCACTTCATCCAATGGCAAGTTGTAATACTCATCTTCATATCGAGTCAAAGGAATAAAACGGCCAACATCTGTAGGAGAGATTGAAAAGGAACGTCTGCCTACTTGCAACAGTGCTACACAATCTACAGGCAAACGTACAAAACGATTCTTAAACTTGACTGTCTTTGTTCCTGTAAACTGCACGTTTGCATCCACAAAACATTCAGTGTCATTACCAGGAGCATTGTACAATACCTCGTACTCTGTACCTTCAATCTCAATAATGTTACCCTCAGCCCATCGAGGGACACCAGCAGAAGCAGTGATTGTAGTTAGTTTTGTGCTTATATCATATAGTGATGTAGCACTTACCTCTACATCTGCATATACTTCTATCTTTTCTTCTTTCTGCGCAAACGTAAATGCCTTTTCGGAAAACAACATGCGATAGTGATGATTGATTATGTCATCAATCTGTTGTGTGTACTCACGATTCGTCGATGGATCGTAGTCAATGATGTTGGCAATATATTGTCGAATGTCTTGTAGATTCATGAGTCACCTATAAAAAAGGGCTAGGCTAGACCAAATGGAATAACCTAGCCCAGCATTGTTGGAGAATGCCTAGAAGTTGTTTACAACAAAAACTTTGATGCTTTCATCTGCTGTAGATGCTTCAAGAGCAATAGCAGCAATAGCTTGAACAGGATCTACATTTCCAGTAGTTGTTCCTGTACCATCACCAAGGTCAGTTCTAAACTTTTTGTTTTCAGCTTTACCTGCTGTAGCACCTACAAAAAGAGCATCACCAATAGCAATGTTTACACCTGAACCATCAACTTTCGCTTCGATAACTCCACGAATACAAACACGTACATTTTCACCTTGAGCAGCATCTGCAATAACAACCCCAACAGGGCAAGCATCAGCAGCATCAAGAAGGTCTACGTGTAACGCAATGTCACTTGCAGTTGCTTGGCTCAAATCAAGAGATACAAAATCTCCCTCTGTAAGAGCAGCAGAAGCAATAAATACTTCTTCGATTCTACGGTTTGAAGCGTCAGCAGAAGAACCTGTAGTATCTTCAGCTGTATCAAGTCGTTGTAATAAGTTTTGAGTAGCCATGTTTCACCTCTATTCGTTTATGCTAGCAAATGCATTGACAAGGATACCATGACCAGACAAGTTTGCAGTAGCAAGTTGTGAACGAGTCATGATGTTTGCAGCCATAGCTGCATATCCACTGATACGCTCAAACTCACCCATTTCGAAGTAAGCATCGCGATCAAAGTACAATGACATAAGTTTTGAGTTTAGGAACATCGCATCGATAGTTCCTTTTGCCAATCCATCAGTTTGATAATGACCTTGTGTAAGTGTACCAAAAGTGATGTCTGTTCCATCCATATCTTGTGCAGAATGAGTTACGTCAGACTGATCAAAATAATCTCCAAGATTAGGCTCAACATAAACCTTTGCACCATTGAACATAAGTCCAAGTTTACCAGCCATGTCACGCTCTTCTTGAATAGATGTGTATCGCTCTTGTGCGAACAAGCTATTCTTGTAAAGCTCATAGCAACGTGGTGACATAAGAATGATGTCAACCTCTCCCTCTGGAGCATATACTTGTGTATCAATGTACAACTTGCTCATAGCACGGAAAAGACGAGTAGCGTGATCTTGTGAGTTATCTGGGAATGCAGATGGGCAATCAACGTATTGGTTTTGGAATGTTTCAGTATAAGTTGCTTTATCAAGACTACCTACTTCACCCTCTTGATTTCCAAAAGGACGAAGTCCAAACCATCCGTTTGCTCCTTTAGGAGACAACGTTTCAAGCTCGGAAAGTACTGAAGATTCGTTGTTTACAATCTGCTTACAGAACTCACGTTGCAACATACCCATAACGGACTTCAAACGTGCTTCAGCAATATTGATTACCGCACGGTCGCCTTTATTGGTAAGTTGTTCTTTCTCAGTGATTACTACAGGAGCAACAAAGTCACACCAGTTGTATTCAGTCTGACGAAGAGGGTCTTTAACTGCAAGGTTTACAGACTCATATCCGCTGGACAGTTGAGTAATCATTGAATGTTCGGTCATGATAGCAGGACAGTTTACCTTGCTACCACCATCACTCTCGATGACTGCTCCGTGACTACGGATTGCATCAAGTAATGGGATGTTTTTGAATGTATTATCTACCTCACGATCTTTCAAGATACGCAGGGTCGACGCTAGTATATCGGGTTGGATTGCCATTTTAGGCTCCTACGTTAGGGGTTATTGTATCCATCGCCTCGTATCCTCGTGGGGGAGTTGCTTCAACGTGTCCTGTCTCCAGGGGAATCCACAATGCGACATGATTATTGTATAACATATTTATTTCTGTTGCTTAAGTAAATGTTGGTATAAGTCTGCTGCTCTCATCTTGCTGGAACCTTTTGGCACTGTAGGTCCTTTGTTTTGGCCTACACCTACTTTGAGTCCACTTGCCTTTGCAGCATTCTTAAATGCTAGTTCTTGTAGTTGTTTGCGCTCGGATACGCTATGACTGCGTCTTCCTTTCACAATCCAATACGCATCTTGTAGTGACAAAGATTCGTTGTCCAACAACGTTTTTCGAACTTCAGTCTTCAATGCGTCATCGCTTTGCAAGTCGGGGTGTTGTTCCATAAAACTCTGTACCTTGGCTTGCGCACTGGCTTTCATCTGTTGCTCTGCCATAGGCTGCAATACGGACTGCAAACGTTCCGCTACAATCTTATTGACATACCGTTCAAACGAAGCACTATCGTATGGATCAAAATCACCTGTGTCTGCTTGTGCAGCCTCTTGA